AGACTTTACAACAACAGGTAAGCAAGGTCAAGCAGTACAAAGTATGAATACTGCGATTGCTCATTTGGATACATTAAATGAAGCAGGTCGTGCATTACAAAATGGTCAAGTACCAGTATCAAATGCAATTGTTAAAGAATTTGCAACAAGCATGGGTTTACCTGAATATACAAATTTTGAATCAGTTAAACATATTGTTAGTAGTGAAGTTGCTAAAGCAGTTTCAGGTACTGGCGGTTCAGCATTAGCAGATAGACAAGCAATCGAAAAAGAATTTAATAGCGCAAGTAGTCCTGCTCAATTACAAGGTGTAATTAAAAAATATCAAGAATTAATGGCTGGTCAAGTTAATAGTTTAAGACAAACATATACCAGCGCTGGATTATCAAAAGAAAGTTTTGACAAGAAATTATTGCCAAGAACACAACAAGTATTAAATTCAGTACAACAACCTAGTAGGAGTAATTGGTAATGAGTAAATCAGTAACAGTAAATTTCGCTGATGGTACAAGTCACGTTTATGATAATGTACCTGATGATGTATCAAATGACCAAGTTAACCAACGTGCCCAACAAGATTTCAATAAAGAAATTCAAGCAGTAGGTGCTCCAGCAGAAACTGAACAAAATAACAACGCACAGAACTTTAATAATGCAAGTACTGCTGAGCAAGTAATGGGTGGATTACATGCTGGTTATAATATATTAAACAATGTACTTTCAAGTCCATTAGGTCATATTGGAGAAGCAGTAATTGGTGGAAAATATTTAGTTGATAAACTTGGTAATGCTATAAGAGGTCCTGTACAACCTCCTACTATGCCACCATCGATGGGCGCACAACAAGCCGCTCAAGTTGCACAACAAGCAACAGGTACATATGGTGTACCTAGAACACCCAATTTAACAGTACAACCAGGTGGATTAAATAATTTGCAACAAGGTGTTAATAACATGATACGTATGCCTCAACCAGCACAACCAAGCGTTATGCAACAAGGTATGGATTATGCAAATAAAATTCGTCAATTGGCATATGACAAAGCAATGCAAGGCGCAAGAGGTGTAGGTAATGCAATAGAATCAGTAGCACCAGATGCTCAAGCAATTGCAAGTCGCATGGCACCTTATATGAAAGCAGGTGTTGGATTGGGCGCATTAACATATAGTCAACCATTGGGACCACAAGTTCCAATGCAAGGACAATATCGTGGTATGGAAATCAATCCAATGACAAATCGTCCTTGGACACAACAAGAGTTACAACAAATTAACAGATAGGAATAGAAATGGATACATTAGACCAATTGAATGAAACATTCGCAGACAACTTTGTAAACAACTATAGAGTTCACAGCATTCACTTTAATATTGTGGGTGAAGAATTTTATAGTTATCACAAACTATTGCAAAAAATATATGAAGATGGTGAAGCAATACAAGATGATTTAGGTGAATTGATTCGTGCATTAGATGCACTTGCACCAGAAACAATTACAGAAATACTTGCATTGGCAGATTTAGAAGATACAACAACATTGCCAGGCACAATGGATTTAATTCGTTTTGTGTTAGATGGTCAAGAACACATGATTAACAGTTATTATAAATTAAATGAAGTTGCTGAAGATGAAGGTCATGTTGACATTGCTAACTTTGCACAAGACAGAATTAGAAAACATAAAAAGTATGCGTGGCAACTAAAATCAATTTTAGGTTAAGACGCCCTGAGTGCTATCAAGAACCCAGATGATTTTGCGTCTTTCTAACTGGGGTATCAACGAATTGGCAGGCGAGTTTGTTACGCACTCAACTTTTTATATGCATAACTACCACGAATGTCGTAGTTATGTTTTTCGTGAAGTTTAAGAAATGCTTGTTGGTCTCTACGCATTGTGGATGAACAAATAATAGAAATTTTTGCCAATGTAGCAAAAGTCTCCCACATACGTAACATGTCATTGATTAGTTTAACACGTGTCTTTGCAGGCAAGTCTAAATTAACATGTGCCATTTTGACAAACAATATTTCTTCATCACTCCAGGGAGTATATTCTTTTGGTTTTGCCCATGTATACGCAATAATATTATTGTTACTATCAGTTGCAACACTAAAAAATTCACTTAATGGATTGTAGAATTGATTAACGATTGCTAATGTTATGTTTCTATTGTATGCGTTGGGATTTGGTACAAATATGTTGTCTATTTCTTTTTGGAAATAATCGATTGCAATTTGTGTGATTGGTAGTACATCAGTACCATTTGCTTGTCTCCAGTTATAATTCATTACATTACCTTTCAAACATCTATTTAATATACTACAGAATAACGATAAATACTTTTATGGAAAATACAAATTTGAATTCTATTGTTGAAGAAGTTAAAGTCCCAAAGAAAAAAGGTGGGGCAAGACCTGGTGCTGGTAGACCAAAAGGTGGTACCAATCAAGTGTCAATTAACAGTTTATTAGAATCGTTAGAAAAGAAAACAAATGGTAAACGCTATGAAGAAATATTAATGGAAGATTTCATCAAAGCAAGAACCAACAATGACAGTCAATTGGTTATCAAATATCATAATTTAATATTGAATAAACTAATGACACATGTAACAAAAATTGAAGTAACAGATAGTCAAGAAACAATAGATGCAAAACAATTGGCATTTAGTGAAGCACTTGCAAAACTAACTGGGATTAAACAAGAATGAAAAACGGTTTATACGCAAATATAGATGCCAAACGTAAACGTATTAAACGAGAAAAGGCAGAAGGCAAACCTGTAGAACGTATGCGTAAGCCAGGCACAAAAGGTGCACCTACAGCAAAAGCATTTAAGCAGTCAGCGAAAACAGCCAAGAAAAAATGAAAACACATAGCAAATCAATTTCGCATATTGTAGTAGGAAAAGATAGAACATATAATCCTACTGATAAAGGCGCTGGCATGACTGCAAAAGGTCGTAAAGAATACAACGAAAAAAATGGTTCAAACTTAAAACCACCTGCACCAAATCCTAAAACTAAAAAAGACAAAGGTCGTAAAGCAAGTTTTTGTGCAAGAATGGAAGGCGTTGTAAAACATGCAAAAGGTCCTGCAACAAGAGCCAAAGCATCATTAAGAAATTGGAACTGTTAAACACAATCAAGAAAGAATAAATAATATTATGCCGTTAATTAAATCAAAATCACCTAAAGCCTTTCAAAAGAACATCAGTACTGAAGTTCATGCAGGTAAGCCAATTAAACAAGCAGTTGCTATTGCCTATAGCATTGCTGGTAAGCACAAGCGCATTGGCGAAAAAATAAGTGAATCAATCAAGGCTGATAAGGCTCTTAAAAAAGGAATGTATAAATGAAACATAATAGCAAAACTCAAAACGATACCAATTTAGATTTTGATGGTATGGAAAAGTACGCACCACAGCATAGTACTAAATATCAAACAAATCATTATACTGGTACCATGAATGAGGGTAAGTATATAAATGTTGGACGTGGTCCAACTAAAGGAAACCAAGATTATACGACACACGAAGGTAAGCGTCCGCCTATCCCAAATGTGCCGAATACTAAAATCAAGGATGTGGACTCTATCCACTATGGTGCACAGGAACGTACTCCAGGCGGAACTCGTGCTTGGGAACCGAAAGGAACTCAAAATTATACTGGAAATAGTGATAAAATTAACATGGGTAGAGGCCCAACTAAAGGAAACCAAGAATGAAAAAAACTACAGCACATCACGCTAAAAAAGCAACTAGTCATCACGCTAGTATGAAAAAGGCAATGATGCATCATGAAAAAGCAATTGATGCACATCACAAAGCCGCAGAGCATCACAAAGAAGCACACAAGTGGATTGGTGAGGCAATCAAGCATCCAGGCGCATTACGTAAAGAATTAGACGTAAAAAAAGGCCACAAAATTCCTGAAAAGAAATTAGAGGCAGCCGCAAAGAAACCAGGCGTTGAAGGAAGACGTGCCCGTCTTGCTGAGACATTACGTGGTATGAAAAAATAATAACATATAAAGGAAAAAATTATGTCAGCAAATGCAGGAGTAGGATTTGGTTACAACACAGCCAATATCCCATTATACACATCAGGTAATTCACCAAGTGGTTACGTAACAATTGGTAACACAGCAGTTGTTACATATAGCAACGTTGCAAACGTAGGTACAGACGTAATAGTTAGTACAAATGGTAACATTGCATTGGTAGGTAACGTATCATATAACTTAATTGCTACAGCGGCAAGCGGTGGTCCAAGTTATAGTTCAGGTATCAATGGCGCGACTTTACAGTTCTTTAATGCAACTGCAAACGCATATATTGGTGTAGCACAAACATTTGATGCAATGCCATTAATCGTAACTTTTACACCAAATGTAAATTCAACATTACAATTAGTTGTAACTGGTAGAGGCGGAAACAAATTCCAATACCCAGATACATTAACTGGTGCAACAGTTCAAGCAATCGAAGTAAACGGTTAATCTAAATTATGATGAAAACTACTAACCCACAGCAAAAAGCAATCAACCAAAAGCGTGGACCCACTAATGGAAATCAAGGCACTCCAGAGAAACGTCACAAGTTCATGGAGATGAAAAATGATACCAATAGTGAGAAAAGTCAATTGGCAGACATGGTAATGGCTGCTCTTGAGAATCGTGGTGTTGGTATGAAACCATATTACGATCCAGCAGTTGAAAGTCTACATGACAATACAGGTCCTAGTAGAAATCCAACAGCAGATGGTTCAAGATTGCCAAAGAAAAATCGTAGACCTATTACAAAAGGTTAATTGAATATATGGAGTGATTACAAGTCACTCCATATTGTATTTTATTGAAAGGAAAAGAAATGACAGAAAATACAAATCCCTGGAGTGATGACGCTCCTGCAGAAATACCTGCAAACAAAACTACCAAAAAGTCAAAATTAGTTCAACCAGAACCTATCAATGCACGTGATCCTGATTACGAATATGATATCGATGGTTTAATGACTGACTTCCCTACAGCAAAAGAATTAGAACGTTTTGTTTTTGATGAAACAGGCATTGTTCTAAACTTAAAAGGTCGTGCTAACAAATTAAAATATCAAGTTGCTATGGACGCATTGAATGGCGTACCTATCGATGAGAAATTTGTTGGTAACGAAAATCCCTATCTTGACAAAGCAGACATGGTTCCAGTTGAAGACTTGAAACCAATTCCAGCACGTGACCCCTCATTACCACCAAAGTCAGAATTACAAAATAGTTTTGTAAGTCCTTTTATTCCTCATCCTGATACTGATTTCAGAGCAAGAGGTAAAAAGGTTGTTGGTGTGTTTAGAAAATACAAAAACAACATGATTAGTTATGAAATATTAGGTCCATTGGATCAAGTACCACATGGCGTTAAAATTGACAAATATGGTCGTGAGCGTCCTGAAATTATCAAATGGGTTAATCCACGTACAGGTGAACAATTGATTCAACGTGAAGATGGTACATTAACACAAATTGGTCGTAGATTGCGTACATTAATGAAGTCTATGCGTGTTAACAAATCAACACATTGGGACGTTTGGATTGATAGAGATATTGGTGGCATTGATAACAGCGCCGCAAGTAATCCCTGGGACTTATCATGAACGATTCAGTTGATGGCGTAATTCGTCAAGCACGTGAACAAGCAAAAACAAGTGACACATTAATTATGCAAAAAATTAATGCAAGTCACAGAGTTGCGTTTGTTGAAAAGTTTCCTGGTCAAATAGAACATATATTGCGTTTGTTATGCGAAAGATTACATTTTGGATTAGACAAACGTGATAATGTTGTTATTGAAGACAAAACAACATGGAAACTTAGTCCAGAAGAACTTAAAGATTTAAGTTTAGCCGTAGAAGCAATTTACTTTATTCGTAAAGATTTACAAAGTTAATTATGCTTGGTAATGATGTTCTTATGGCAAGAGCATTACGTTGGGCTGTTGATAAACACAATCTTACAATTGATATGAGGAAGATTAATGAAAATAATCAGTTACAGAGAAGGTAAAACACCATTTAATTTTCTTATCAAGTATGATAGAAATTTTGGTTTTTATTTATATCTTTTTGGCTTAAGATTATATTGGTTTAGAAAGATTAAGTAATGATTGGTACAGAAACTTTGATGTCTAGGGCATTGAGGTATGCAGTTGACGAAAACAATCTTACTATAGATGCTCTAAAAACAATACCAGGTCCATTAAAGAATAAATTAATGGACTTGAGTATTACTGTGGCTGAAGACATGAAGTATCATCAATTAAAATACTTTAGACCTTTCAATCATCAGTTAGAGTTTTTTAAGACAGGTTACAGCGAACGCAGAGGTATTCTTGCCGCTAATCGTATTGGTAAAACAGTTAGTACTTGTTATGAAACAGCCATGCATTTAACAGGTCAATATCCCGATTGGTGGGAAGGTTATCGCTTTGACAAAGCAATCACTTGCATGGTAGCAGGTGAGGGCTGGAGTCAGGTTGCATTGGTATTACAAAATGAATTGATAGGAACTCAAGATGTCAAAATTACTGAAAATATTGGATCTGGTGCTATACCACGTGATTGTATTGTTACTGATACTATGCGAAATGATGGAGCCAACTGCATTGGCGTTGAGATTAAGCATATCAGCGGTAGTAATAGTTATTTGCTATTTGCCAATTATACGCAAGAAGTCAGACAGTTACAAGGTTTCAAACTTAACCTCGCAGTCTTTGACGAACAACCACCAGATGATTTCTTTAGTGAAATTGTCACACGTACCGCAACAACGCAAGGTAAAGTTCTTTGTTCATTCACGCCATTAAAAGGTCTTAATGGACTAGTTAGTAAATTTTGGAACAAAGAACAAGGTTACGATTTTATTCGTGTTAGTTGGGACGATGTTCCTGAATACGATCCCTGGGGTCAACCATTTTTATTAATGGAAACACGCAAACAATTGGAACGTGATTACTTGCCACATGAACGTGATGCACGTATTGCTGGTAAACCTGTTATGGGTAAAGGTGCTGTGTTTCAAATACGTGATTGGCCCACATACAAAACAGGTGATTATGATTTTGCAAACATGCAAAACATACATCGCATTATTGCATTGGATTTGGGATTGGTCAATGATAAAACTGTTATCAGTTTAATGTATTGGGAACCATATGAAAAGATTGCATTTTTGCATAAACAAATTGTTGTGCAGGGTGTTGAAGAAGCAGTACCAACACAATACATTAATCATTTGTTAAGACCAGAAGTGTTTGGTACACCTATCGTATTACCTGCTGATGCAAGTACAAAAGGTCGTTATACAATGAGTAGCAGTTCAATACGTGAGTTGTTTGAAAGTTATGAATTAAATGTTTATGAAAAGCCAATTATGAATCCACCTGATAGTGAAGGTCGCACTACCAATCACAAAGCATATGGTATCAATCAAATGCGTCAAATGTTAGAAGTTGGTAGTTTGGTAGTTAATGAAAACTGTGTGCAATTTTTAAGCGAAGCAAGAAATTACTTTGTTGATGAGAAAGGTCGTTTTAGCGATCCTGACGATTGCATTGATAGTTGTCGTTATGCATTGCTTGGTTGCTTGAATGGTTTAGCAGAGCCTTGGGACAATCGCACACCACAACAACGAATGATAAGTCATAGAGACAGATATGTTCAAAAAAATTATAACAATAAACCTGCAATAAAGCAAGTTTATAATCCTGGAGGTTAACATGTATTATAGAAGAGGTCCAATATCAACTTATAGAATGTGGGATAAACCCACAATTAAAGCAATACATTTGTGGTATACTGCTATGGAACCAATTATTAAATCTAGCAATTTAGAATGCAATATATTGGGTTCAAGCATATATGATATTAATAGCGCAAGTGATGTTGATATTGCTTATACTGGAAAAGTCAATGATATCAACAACTTAGAATATCTATTAATTATGGGTGTTGATTTGGGTTTTAGATGTAACATATTGGTTGATACAAAATGGATGGATAATAAAATTACTGTTGTTGATAACAAGCCAAACAACACAGAATTTATATTTTTAGACTATTGGGAATATGACAATGGTAATGGTACTAGAAACATTCGTGAGTATAAAAAAGACAATCATTTCAAAACAGAAGGCCCCAACACAGTACGTGGTAACTTTATACATTCAAAACTAAAGCAAAAACAACTAGATTGTATAAAACAGCATGGGCAATTGCCTATCATGACAATCGAAGAATTTCTAAATATTAATAAAGACTAAATACAGTATACTTAAGGTAAACCCCCAACCATGTTAGACATTAAAAACATAGCGATGAGTGATATCAATCAAAATCGCAAAATGAATCATAACTTTGTTAAAATGAAAAACTTGCTAGACATAAAAATGGCAAGTTATTTACGATATTTAGGAACAAAAAATGCTGTTAATCGTGCTAGTGATTATCACTATTTGTGCCTCGCAGTTACAGATAGTACTGCTCCAGTTAATGGCATCGACTACATACATCCATCAGTTAAGCCTGTTGTTGACTATGCAACTGCTGTTATTGTTAAGGGACTAATACCCAATGGCGAAGTAAATTTTGACTTTGTACCCGATAACGAAGATGACGAAGTAGCCGCAAGACAAGCAACAAACATGGTTAGTCATGTTATCAATGAAATGAATGACCCACACTTTGTGTTAGAACGTTGGGTAATGGATGCAAACATGCACAAGAATGGCATGATGATGATTAAGCCCATTCGTGAACCAATGGTACGTTATGTAGAAACACAAGGTACATTAGACCAATTACGTGCATTTGAACAACAAGCCGCTGATAGTGGATTAACTGCGTTTCGTCAAAACAAAAGAAAAGTAACAGTTGACATGCAAAAAACAATGGCTGAAGTACAGCAATTGTTAGGTCAAGAACAACAAAGTCATATACAAGATATGCTTGATACGCATATGAATACATTGACCAATAGTGAAGAAGAACCAGACTTAGAGTCAATGAATCAAGACCAAGAAGATTTGCATAATATACATTTAGACAATCAAGAACAAATTATAAATGATGCAATTAATCGCAATACCATTTATAGTGCAAAGTATAAATTAACAGGATGGAATATCAATATCAAGTTTCATTCTATAGCACAACACTATTGGATTTGTGACCCTACAGTACCAGAAATGCGTGACCAACCATTCTGTGGTTTCTATGATCCAATGACCATTCAAGAAGCAAAAGAATTATATCCAGACATTATATTAGATGTGTTTGAAGAACATGCCGAGTATAACATGAATGGTGCATATCAAGCAGGTAGCGTATTAAACAACTTGGCAATTCATGCACGTGATAGCGTACCTGTTATGGGTATTCCTGTTAGTTCAGCAAGTAGTCAAGAACCAGATGCACGTATTGTTAGTATTGTTACAGTATGGAACAGATATGACATTGATGGCGATGGTGAATTAGAACTAATTGAAATTGTTTATAGTGGTAGTTATATCATTAGCGCAAAAGAAGTTGAATTTATTCCAGTAGCAAATTTATGTCCTAAACCATTACCAGGTAACTTCTATGGTATGAGTATTGCTGAAAGTGTTATTCCAATGCAAGAATACAACACAGCGGCAGCACGTGCTGAAATACAATTGGGATTATTAACTGCTACACCACGTATTGGTGTTAAACCAGACAGACTTGACTTTGAAATGTTACAAGATGGCGAAAGTGCTATCTTTATATTAGATAGCAAGTTTGATCCAACAAAAGACATTTATCAATTGCCTCCCCCAAGTGGTAACTTAGACTTTTTAGAAGTTGCTATGAATCGCATACAACAAGACACAATGGCTATGGTTGGTATGACAACACCAAATGATGTGTTTAATCCAGAAGTCATGGCACCAGGCAATAGCGGTGTCAAGTTGCAACTTGCATTAACACCAAATCAAATTGTACAAGACAATACTGTACGTAATAGTGCTGAAGGATTACGTGAAGCATTATGGTTGGTATGGCGTACATTGATACAATATGGTGATGATTATGGCGTTAAGAAATTAGCACAAAAGTTTCACCCTGATAAATTACCTGTGTTTTTAGATTACAAAGCATGGGACGATATGAACTTCTGTGATAGAAAGCAATTGCATTTGGAATTAGCATTGGGTATGATGAGTCAAGAAAATGCGTTAGGTAGATTACAAATCATTCAAAAATGTCAAAGTGATTTATATCAAACTGTGTCAGGTATGGTTAGTGCAGGTACATTAACTCCAGACATGTATCATAAAGTTAAAAAACCATTTGCTGATACACTATATGTTTTAGGTATTAAAGATGCTGATGTTTATTTGCCAAGTGATGATGAAGTCAAGCAAATGATACAACAAGGTCAACAAGCGGCTAAAACAAAGACACCTACTCCAGAGGATCAACGCAATTTAAGTACTGCGGCATTGAATCAAGCAAAAGCACAACAGGTACAAGCAGAAACTGTTGGTAACAATGCAAAAAGTCAATTAGAGTATATGGCAATGGCACAAGGAAATCCAAAAGTTTATTAATATGATTTAAGTATAAATAGATTATACACAATGGAATTGTAATGATAAACGAAGATAGTATTGAATTCTTTAATAATAGATTAACTGTAAACGCTAGTAACATTAATAAACTTACTCCAGCACAAAGTGATAGAGTAAGACATTATGGAAGCCAAGCAGAAGCATTGCTAAAAAATAAAGATTTAGCAATGTTTGTTCACCATTATAAGTTTGAAGTATTAGACAACTTATCAAGTATAAGAGGTCATACTCCGGAAGATAACATGCAACGAGTTGCGTTTTCAAACGAACTCGCTGGAATAGAAAGTTTCATTACTTCTCTGAAAAGAGCAGTATATTTGAAAGATAAACTTGGTAACACTAACGTGCCCGAGTAATAGAAAAGGAAAAATTTAATGACAACAGAAATCAGCCCTAATACTCCTGTGAGTACGGCCACTGAATCAAGCGCAGTACCTAGTTTAGAGAGCATAGCACAGAAAATGACCGCAATGCGTCAACAGACCGAGCGTAATCAACTACGTGCTACTGAACAGACTGCAACAGGACAAGATGTGACGGCAGAATCATCAAGCCCTGTGGCCCCAAGCGATAATGCTGAAGCCGAAGTTGCTGATACCAGTGACGAAATATTTGAAGATGCCAATCAAGAAATTCAAGCCCCTGAACAACAAGAACAGGTAAGCGACAATAGTAATGATAGTACTAGCGAAGAATTGATTGACTTTATTGAATTTGCAGAAACTAATCCAAACGCTAAGTTTAAGTTTATGCGAAATGGTAAAGAAATTGTTATTGATGCTAAGAAGGCAAGCGCAATATTGGGTCAAGGTGCCGCAATAAGCGAAGATGCAAGACAGTTAAAAATTGAACGTGCTGAGTTTGATGAGTACCTTAGGGGAAAACAACAAGAGCAAGAAGGTTTAACACTTGCGATGGAATTTACGATTGAGCCAAAGTTACAAAAGGCATATGATGAAATTGTTAGAACACAAGGTTATCAGACAACTTTTCAACAACAATTGGCACAAACAAGAGATCCAGCGCAAATTGCTAGAATTCAAGCGAGTATGCAACAAAATGAAACATACATACGTCAACAGCAGAATGTTATAGGTCAACTAAAACCTGCTGTGGATCAATTCAAGCAAGTACGTGCCCAACAAGTTAGTGAAAGATTAACACAGGCTCGTAAATCATTTCAAGACAGAGAGTTGAAAAACGAATATGTCTACAATGAAATACGTGATAAGGTAACTAAATTATGGCCAATGGCTCTTAATGAAACTATACCTGGTGTAAAAAACATTGACTTGATAAGTAGCGATGAAAGTTTGCTTTCATTGGTACGTGATGGATTACGTTATAGAGATAAACCAACTACTAAAACTGCAGGTTCAAGTATGGCTGCTCTTACACAAAGACGAGGATCATCGACCAATACTCAAAGAGGTAGTGGTGAGGATTTAAGTAAACTTCGTGAACAAGCCAAGAGCGGTGATAAAAAAGCCGCAGACAACTTATTGATTCAACGACTTACACAAATTCGTGGATCAAGAGGTGGTAGATAAAATATAGCCTATAACAACATTCAAGGAGAATAAAAATGGCAGAAATTACAACCAGTCAAATTGGTAACGGTACTACAGCATATGGTTCAGATATCGTTGTCAAAGACTTAGACTTAGACGTTTCAAATCGTGTTAAAGACGATACGCCTGTATTAAACATGGCAATGGCAAAAAAGCGTAAAGTTAATTCAACTTTACCATTATGGACAGACGACATTTATCGTCTACCACAAGTTCAAGCGCAAGTTGAAGGTGCACCTGTTAACACAAGTCAAGCCGAAAACAATCAGCGTTTTAACTTAGGTAACTATACACAAATTTTCAGTACAGTTATCGCGGCTTCAGGTACTGCACGTGCTGTTATGCAATCAGGTGGTGATCCACAAGCATATCAAGAAGTTAAGCAGTTAATCGAATTGATGTTTGACGTTGAGCAACAATTAGTTCGTAACGACCAAATTGGTACTAAGTATGCAGGACAAACAGGTTCAGCAAGTGGTTTACCAAGTGGTCAAACTGGCCGTCGTATGGGTTCATTGAGTTCTTTTGCTGGTACACAATCATTTAACACAAATGACAATAGTGCTGACGAAATCAACACATGGACAAACAACGAGAGTTCAGATACAGCAAGTGAAGTAACAGGTGCATTGCAAATCTCTGCAAATGGTTCACAATTCTACACAAGTAGTTATTTCGTAAACCAAGTATTCAGCCCAGTATTGTACAAGCAATTGGTAACTACTGCTGAAGAACGTTACAATGCAAAGATTCGTAGCATGGTTGCTCCAACATCATTGCGTACAATTATCTCTGATAACATCGTAAGTTCAAACACTTCAGTTAACCGTCGTAACGTTGAGCGTGGTGACACGATTCAAACATACGAAGGTGACTTCAATTACACATACGAAGTATATGATTCATGGATTATGGATCAATCAGGTATGAGCAATAGTGTTTACTTCTTGAACGAAGATGTATTGCAATGGGGTTCATTACGTGACTTAGGACCTAACAATGAAGTGTTCAGTAATGCTGATGCATCACTAGACCAGTTCATCATGGAAGGTACATTGATTGTACGTAACCCAGCAGGTGTTGGTTTGTTAAATCAAATCACAAACACTGGTTCATTGATTACATCACCACGTGGTTCTTCATTAGTACAACGTGTAAATCAAGGCGCTGGAAGCACATATTAATCTTATTGATTAGTAACATAAAAGGCTCTACGGAGCCTTTTTTTCTATAGAATGGAGAATAAAATGAAAATAGAAATTATTGAAGAAAACATCAGAGATATCGGTGATGAAGTTGCAAATTTAGGTTTACAGTTGTTAAGACAACGTGAACAAACAGCAGAACTAATTATTTACTTAAAAGAAATTAGTGAATCATTGAGTAAAATCGAACAAAAGATACCTAAACTCAATTAAATTTAAGACTCATTCGTGAGTCTTTTCTTTTGACTAAATACTTATTATGAATGATATTAACAAACCCGAATACTTAGATGACAATGACCCTGAAAAGAATCATAACTATTGGAGACAAGACAATGGTGGAATGGTTACTAATCATAATGGTGTTGCAGATAAGTTGTTAAAAAACAACAAATTATACAACTCATTAAAGGGTGACTGGACTAGAACAGATTACAATAAAAGCAAGAATATTAAAGTTACCACTGGTAGAGAAGATGGTAAGTTTTATATTAAAAGAGAGCAGTCTAACGCTGATGCTGTTGCAGAATATTGCAAAGCATATCGTGCGGCAGCAGAAGCAGGTGTACCTGATCCATTAGCACCATTAATGCCTGATGGTAAATTGGGTTATAAATGGATGGATTTACCTGATGTTGTTGCTATTCGTATCAGCGATGAATATTTTGGTGGCATGCCCTGGCAAGCACTTAAACATGATAGAACATTAAAAGCACAATTTTATCGTGTTGTACAGCAAGAGTATCCACAGTATGTTTGTTACCCAGGTGGCAAATTACCAATTCCAATCGATGTACCTTACCCAACAAAAGTAGGTCAACAAAGATTTTTTAGAGGACATTAATAATGTTTCAAATACCAACAGCAGATAGTTTAATTAGTTTTATTCAAGATTTCACAGGCAGTACCAATGTAAGTGAAATCAAAGAATGTATTTTTATGGCTGAACTATCAATGCGTAATATTGAATTACCAGCATTACGTTGTAATCCTTATGATGCGGCAAATATTGGAGTAGCAGACGTTAACGGACGTATACCTATTCCAGGTGATATGAACAAACCTATATTGTTTTTCAAACAAGGCGCACAATATGTTACTCAAGCAGTTTGTACAGGTACTAGTGGGACAAACAAGATTACACTACAGAGTCAACCCCCACAAAGTTTACAACCTGGCATGAGTGTCACCGGTACTGGTATTGGTCCTGCTTGTACTATCAATAGCGTTGCTGGATCTAGTATTGGATCAGTTATTACGCTTAATGTAAACAACAGTGGTACTGTTAATGGTACAATTACTTTTGCAACTCAACCAACTAACAGCAGTCAAACAGGGCCCTGGATTGTTTATGACCGTATTGGTGACAGAGATATTATTACACAAGGTTTAGTTGCACAATTGTATTTGCAACCAGTTAACGTACCTGCTGTTATCCGTGGTAAGTTTAGTGAAGTTGGTCAAGAATATCAATTTTTACCTTATGTTGCTCAAGGTGACTTGATTAACATGTATTACTATAAAGCATGGCCTTTATTGTTTGCACCAATTGATGACACATTGGTAAGCGTAACAGGCAATGTAACAACTGTAACAGGCACAGGTCCTTGGACTATGACTGTAACAATTACTGATACAAGTCAATTGGCAGTTGGTGACCAAATGATTGCAATCAATGGTACAGGTAGTTTTGGTACTGGCACAGCAATTATTTCAAGTATCACAAATGCAACTACGTTTGTTTGTACTGTAACAGGTGGTTCAACACCAACAACAGGTACAGTAACAGGTGTAACCATTACCAATCAAACAGTACAAAGCAATGCCGTATTGCAAACATGGCCTGAAGGTTATGTTTATTCAACACTACGTGAATACTATATCAAACGTCATAACATGGACGATGCGTCAATGTATCAACAAAAATATCAAGATGCATGGAATATTGTTGAAGACCAAAACAATCTTGGTAAATGGAGTGGTGGACATACACGATTAACAAGCGTATGGCAACCAAGACAATATAGACAATATAACATAAAATAATATGGCAAACGTAATCAGTTCAAACAATTTAACTTCACTATATGGTACAGGCACAGCCAATGTTGTTATTACAGCACCTAATGTTCCTAATGTACCTAATACCATACAAAGTAAAAACTTAACAACATTGTACAGCAGTGGTGGCAATCCAGTTGCCGCTGTAGGCAGTTATGGTAACAGCAATGTTGCAAGTTTCTTAAATGTTGGTACTGATGGAGCCAACACAATTAACAACATTGTTGCAACAGGCAATGTTACAGCAAATTATTATTTTGGTAATGGCTACTATTTAACTGGTGTTGGTAATGCTTCAAATGCAACAACAGCAAATTATGCATACTACGCAGGTAATGTTACCATTAATGCACAACCAAATATCACAAGTTTAGGTACATTAACACAACTAAAAGTTAATGGAATTAGTAATTTAGGTAATATAGGTAATGTACATATTACTGGTGGCAATGCCAATTATGCATTGATTACAGATGGTAATGGCAACTTAAGTTGGGGACAAGTAGCAAATGCAAGTAATGCCGCAAATGCAAACTATGCTAATTTTGCTGGTAATGCATTTAGTGTAAATGTAGCAAACGTAGTTGGGATAGGTAATATTGCTGTATTAAATTTAGATGGTAATAGCGGTAACATACTTTATGGTAATGGTGTGTTTAGTGCTGTACCAAATACTGCTTATTCAAACAACAGTAATTATGCAAATTACGCAGGTAATTTAATTCATGGATTTAGTAATGTAACTATACCAGTTGCCAATGGCAATATTTATATTAATGCTAACAATGGCACAGACCAACAATGGATATTTGGTAATGATAGCAATTTAACAACACCAGGTAACATTGGTATGGGTGGTGGTGTTATTCGTGACTTATACAATAATGGTATAGAATTAAGTTCAAGTAATCGTGTAACAATGAATCATGATGATGTTGACCAAGTAACTGCAAGTAGTAGTGGTGTTGATTTAATTACCAGAGAAGGTAATGTAACACTACAAACTTATTACAATCGTTATATTTGGAATTTTGATAATACAGGTAACACACAATTTCCTGCAAACTCAATTGGTAATTTAGGTTATGTTGTCAATGCCAATTATTTTGTTGGTGATGGTAGCAACTTAAGCAATATCACAGCAGGTAATATCAGTGGTACAGTTGCCAATGCAAATTATAGTGCATATGCAAATCAAGCCAATACTGCTAACTTAGCGACATTCGCAACTACAGCCAACTCGGTAGCAGGTGCTAACGTAAGTGGCGTAGTTGCTAATGCCAATTATGCGGCATATGCAGGTAATGTTACAAATACTGTTGCTAATGCAAACTTTGCCGCTTATGCAGGTAACGTAACTGTTAATGCACAAGGTAACATTACAACAGTTGGTAATTTATTAAACTTAAACATTATCAATGCAACAAGTAATAGCACACAGTTCTTGTTTACACCAAATGGAACAAACGTAGGCTTAGCGGGACAAAACACATCAAGTTTTGTTATCAATCAGTTTAACACACAACCTGGACTAAGCAATCAAGTATTAAACATGACATTTACTGCGGCTCGCGGTAATGCAACCAATCCATCAAATGTAGCAAACTCAGATTATATTGGTCGCATGGGTTGGAACACATGGAATACAAATACATATGTGCGTAATGCATTGATAACTGTATTGGCACCACAAGGTGGTAATACAACGCAACAAGCAAATAATGTTGCTTGGGCTAGTGGTAGTTTCTTTATTAACACAGGACATCCATTTGGTAACATAACAAGCAATACAGCATTATCATCACAAAACTTAATGGGGTGGAATCAATATGGTACATTAAGTTTAAGTCCAGGTACATACAGTCAAGGTAATGGTACAACAGGTACTGCAATATCAATTACCAGTTATGGTGCAAATACTGATGGTGCTGGTCAAAGTGGACGTATAACAATACTTAGACAAAGAGGTAATCGTGATGGTAGTGTTGCTGTTGCTAATACTGATGGTGTAGGTGCAATAACATTTAGTGCATATAATGGTAATGGATCACCTGGACCAACAGGTATCTATGCAAACGTTAATACTGTGTCAGGTAGTATTGCAAATGGCGTAGTTGTACCAATTGATTTACAAATTGTAACAGGTAACACAGCAAGTAATACATGGACAACAACACACTCAGCAAATGGTAATGTATCGTTCCCTAGTGGTAGAGCAGTTATAGGTGGTTATTTTTATGGTGATGGTAGTAATTTAAGTAACATAACAGGCGGTAATGTTACAGGTCAAGTTGGTAATGCATTAGTTGCAGGTACTGTATA